TAAGTTCTCGACGCTCACCAAGATCGCGGCACTGCGGAGTCTGACGGGCAAATATCAGCGTGCAGAGCTGACCAGCTTTGATGAGGTGGAGGAGCGGACCTTCGAGTTCCCCTTCAGCTCGGAGTATCCGGTGGCTCGGTATTTCGGCAATGAGATTTTGAGCCACGAAAGCAAGGCGGCTGATCTCAGTCGCCTGAACGATGGCGCTCCGCTGTTGTTCAACCACAACCCTGATCGCGTGATCGGTGTTGTGGAGCGCGCGTATATCGACGGCAATAAGCGCCGAGGATATGCGCGTGTGCGGTTTAGCCGCAACTCATTCGCTCAAGAGATCTTGAGTGATGTGAAGGATGGCGTTCTCAGGAATGTCTCCTTCGGCTACTCCATCGACAAAATGGAGGAGCGCGGCAGTGGCGACTTTGTTGCTACTGCTTGGTCTCCTTATGAGATCAGCGTTGTCTCGGTGCCGGCTGACCCCGGCGTTGGGATTGGCCGATCTCTGCAGGATGACACTGCTGCTTCGGCAGCACCAACACCCGATCCCATTCCTTCAATGGAAAACACCACCCCCGATCTGGCCGTGGTGCGTGCCGAAGCCGCTGAGGCTGAGCGCGCCCGCATCTCGGACATCACCTCCCTGTGCACCAAGCACGGCATGGAGGACCTTGGCCGGCAGATGGTCGAGTCTGGTCGTTCAATCGACGAGGCTCGTGCTGCTGTCCTCGACAAGCTCAACATTCCCCAGGAGACCGTGACCATGCAGGCCGCCGACATTGGCCTCAGCGAGAAGGAGAGCCGCAGCTTCTCCTTCCTGCGTGCCATCAACTACCTTTCCAACCCGACCGACCGCTCTGCCCGTGAGGCTGCTGCGTTCGAGATCGAGGCCTCTGAAGCTGCTGCTGCCAAGCTCGGCCGTCAGTCCCGTGGCATCACCATCCCCCAGGATGTGCTGCGCCGTGACCTGAACGTCGGCACCGCTTCCGCCGGCGGCAACCTGGTTGCTACCGAGCTGGATGCCGGTTCGTTCATCGACCTGCTCCGTAACGCTTCCGCCCTGGATCAAGCTGGCGCCACCGTGCTGACCGGCCTGACCGGCAACGTGGCTATCCCCCGCCAGTCCGGCGCTGCTACCGCTTACTGGGTGGCCGAGTCCGGCTCCCCCACGGAGTCCCAGCAGACCGTCGACCAGGTGAGTCTGGTGCCCCGTACCGTGGCGGCCTACACAGACTTCAGCAGGCGCCTGATGATCCAGTCCTCCATCGACGTGGAGAACATGGTGCGCAGCGACCTGGCCAGCGTGATCGCTCTCAAGATCGACGCCGCCGGCCTGTATGGCACCGGCTCCAACAGCGAGCCCCTGGGTCTGAAGAACACCACCGGCATCGGCACCGAGGACTTCGCTGCTGCTGCTCCTACCTTCGCTGAGGTGGTGGCACTGGAGAGCGACGTGGCTACTGCCAACGCTCTGCTCGGTACGCCTGTGTACCTGATGAACGCTGCTATGCGCGGCAACCTCAAGACCACGAAGAAGGACGCCGGCTCCGGCATCTTCATCATGGAAAACGGCGAGGTGAACGGCTACCGCGGTGTGCTGTCCAACCAAGTGGCTTCTGGCGATCTGTGGTTCGGCAACTTCGCCGACCTGATCATCGGCTACTTCTCTGGCCTCGACCTGATGGTGGACCCCTACACCCACAGCACCAGCGGCACCGTCCGCGTTGTGGCGATGCAGGACTGCGACATCGCAATCCGCCATCCTGAGTCCTTCAGCCGCGGCAACGACACCCTCTGATCATGTTGATCAAGGTCCTACGGCAAACAATGCTGGCAGGCCAGGTGATCCGTCTCGGGGAAGTCCATGAGGCTTCCCCCTCGGACGCCAAGCTGTTGATCGGCATTGGCAAAGCTGTTGCGGTCGCCGACAAGGTGGCCGATTTGGTTGAGGAAATTGCTCAACCAGCACCTAAACCATCTACCCCTCGACGGAGGGCTAAATCATGACCATCCACAATCTTGGCTCGAAGACCACGGTCTTGGGTCTGCTCCGCAATGACGTTGTAACTGCTACAGGCACCGGCTCTGCTGTTGACCTGCAGGGTTATGAAGGCGATATGGCTGTCCTTCTGGACGCCGAAGCCGGCGGTGCTAGCATCACCTACGCCGTGAAGCTGACCGAATCCGACACCTCCGGCGGTACTTACACCGACGTGACTGGTGGCGGCTTCACCACCACCACCGCAAACACTGCTTCGCTGCAAAAGATCTTCGTCAACGTGACTTCCCTGAAGCGCTTTGTGAAGGTCTCCATCACCGTGGCTGGTGGCACCGGCGCCGGTGCCGTGGCTGTGATCGGTCTGGCTTCTGCGAAGTACGGCTGATCATGGCTCTGACGGAGGATCTGGATATCTTCCTGGCGGACTTTGGCGTCAGCTGCACGGCTGGCGCCACTACCGCTAACGGGATCCTGGATATGCCCAGCCAGGTGATCAGCGATGGGATGGTGCTCACCACCGACTACACGCTGACAGCCAGAACCTCCGCATTTGGCAGTCTCATCCGCGGCGACTCGATCACTGTGGATGGGACTGCTTACACCGTCCGCGAGACGATGTTGATTGACGATGGCAAGTTCGTTCAGCTCGGGATACAGAAGACATGAGCGGTCCCTTCAAGGTCAACACACGGAGCCAGTGGGCAGCACAGAATCCTGTGCTGATGGCAGGAGAGCCTGGCCTTGAAAGTCAGACCGGCAACCTGAAGATTGGTGACGGCAGGACAGCGTGGAACACGCTGCCGTATTTCAGCAGTCCTGCGAACTGGGCATCGTTCTGGGATACAACGTCGCAGACCGCTACAGCTAATACGCCAACGTCGATCCTGTTGCGGAAGAACGACCTAGACAACCGTGGCATCAATGTGATCTCCAATAGCCGGATCACGGTTGACCACCCTGGCATCTACAGCTTTACGTTCTCGATCCAGTTCAGCAATACTGACTCCAGCATCCATGATGTCAACGTTTGGCTCCGCAAGAACGACAATGGCGCTAGTGGTAATGTGGCCGACAGTGATAGCAAGTTCAGCATCATTGCCAGGCATGGCGGTATCGACGGCAATGTGATCGGAACGGTGAACTTCATCCTCAAGCTGGCGGCGGCGGACTACATCGAGCTGATCTGGGCAACCAGCAACGCTGCTGCATACATCCACGCCGAGGCCGCGGCGACCAGTCCGTTCGCGCATCCGGGGATTCCGGGCATCATTTGCACAGTGGTGCAGGTGGCATCGGCATGACAACGAAGCGCGAGTCGATTCTGGCCGGTATCCGCACGGCGCTCACGAACACCACTGGTGTGAGCACCAGGATCTATCGCAGCAGGGTGGAACCGCTAGCTAGGGGCGAGCTGCCGGCGATTGTGGTCGAGCCGATCAACGATGTGTGCGTGCAGTTGACGAGCACACCAACGCTGGACTGGACGCTCACCGTGCGCGTTGCAGTGATCGTGCGTGGCAACATCCCTGATCAGGTGGCTGATCCGATTGTGGAGAGTTTGCACGCGAAAGTGATGGCAGATCTGACGGTCGGAGGCCATGCCTACGACGTGCAACCGACTGGAGTTAGCTTCGATATGCAGGAGGCAGACCAGCCATCTGGTGTGATCTCCTGCGACTACGTGGTGAAGTATCGGACTCGAGTCGCTAATTTGGCGCAGAGTCCGTAGTAGCTACGATGATGGACGAATACAAAGGCCAGGGCGGCAGCTATCTGGTCGACAAGAAAACCGGCAAGCGAAAGCTCGTCGAGCGGACCCAGCCGGCTCCCCACCCCCAACCCGAGGTAGCCACCAATGGCCTCAGTTCTGACACGCCGGCGTCTGATCCTGGCGAAGATTGAAACCACCTACGCCACTGACTCCAGCCCGACCGGCTCGAGCAATGCCATCTTGGTGCGCAACCTCGAGATCCAGCCGCTGGTCGCTGAGACCGTAAACCGCGACCTGGTGCGTCCTTACATGGGGCAAGCCGATCAACTGCTGGCGCAGACCCGGGTCGAGGTGACCTTCGAGGTGGAGCTGGCTGGCTCCGGCACTGCTGGGACCGCTCCGGCCTATGGTCCGGTGCTGCGTAGCTGCGGCCTATCTGAGACGCTGGTGACTAGCACCAGCGCCACCTACGCGCCCGAGAGCAGCGGCTTCGAGAGCTGCACCATCCACTACCACGAGGATGGCATTCGCCACAAGCTGACCGGCTGCCGCGGAAGTTTTGAGATTTCCGGGGAGGTTGGCCAGGTGCCCGTGATCAGCTTCACCATGACGGGCATCTACAACGCCCCGACCGATGAGACGCTGCCCACCCCGACCTACGCCAACCAGGCCACCCCGCTGATCTTCAAGCAGGGCAACACCACCAACTTCACCGCCTTCTCCTACAGCGGCTGCCTGCAAAGCTACAACTTCAGCATGGCCAACGACGTGATCTATCGCGAGCTGGTCGGCTGCTCGAAGGAGATCATGATCACCAACCGGGCGCCCAGCGGCACCATCGTGATCGAAGCTCCGACCATTGCGGCCAAGGACTTCTTCACGATCGCTACCGGCAGCAGCACCGGCAGCATCACCTTCCAGCACGGCACGACCGGCGGCAACATCGCCACGGTGACCACTGCCCAGTCCGATCTGGGCAACCTGACCTATTCGGATCAGGATGGCGTGCAGATGCTGAACATGCCGTTTATTGCAGTTCCGACCAGTTCAGGCAATGATGAGTTCAGTCTCGTTTACACCTGATCTTGGCTTTCGTACTTAAGCAGTCCGGCACTTACTCGTGGCCGGTCGCCTTTGATCTCCCGATCGATGGTGGCCGCCACGAGCGCCAGACCTTTGATGGTGAGTTCAAGCGCCTGCCGCAAAGCAAAATCGGTCCAATGGTCGCCGAGTTGCAGAAGCTCGAAGACCTGGGCGACCTGGATCAAATCACCGACATCGCCCGCGATGTGTTGGTGGGTTGGTCTGGCATCAATGATGATCATGGCAAGGAGATCCCCTTCAGCCAGAAAGCACTCGACGAATTGCTCGAGGTGCCGTTCCTCGCCATCGCTGTGCTGAAGGCTTACATGGACAGCATCAAAGGGGCTAAGCGAAAAAACTGATCGAGGCCGCTGAGCATTGGGCAGGCGGTGGCGTTGTGGACGAAACCGCCGACGATGCCGCGGCCTTTGGTCTTGAGCTGCAAGACCTCCCACCACCACCGGATGAAGACTTCGGAATTTGGCCGGAGAACTGGCCAGTGGTCGAGATGTTCCTGCGAGTTCAGACGCAATGGCGCACCACGATGAGCGGGGTGATCGGATTGGACTATGCAGCGGTGCGCTGGCTGTTTAAGCTGTACGACGTAGAGGAACCGCGCGCGCTGCTGGAGGACCTGCAAATCATGGAGGCCGCAGCGATGACCGTGATCAATAAACAGGGGGCATAGCCATGGCGATGAACATGGATGCCATGCTGCGGATCAAGGCAGACGTTCAAGGCGAAAACAATATCCGACGGCTTGGCAATTCCATGCAGGGATTGCAGGGGCAGGCCAAGAACGCGGCCATGTCATTTAATGGTCTGAAGGGTGCCGTCGCTGGCTTTGGTGCAGCTATCGCTGGGAGTGCAATCGTTGGCGGACTCTCGGCGATTGTGAAGAAATCTATCAACGCCGGCGATGAACTGTTCAACCTTCAAGCCAAGACTGGCATCGCCGCTGTCGCTCTGACCGGAATCGGTAATGCTGCCAAGCTAGCTGATGTTGATATGGGCAGCTTGGGCAAGGGCATCAACAAGCTGAACTTGAACTTGGTGAAGGCAGCGGAGGGCAACGACGACATGCAGCGCCTTCTCAAGCAGTTGGGCGTCACAGCTAAAGACGCCAACGGTCAACTGATCCCAACCGATAAAGCGCTTAAGCAAATTGCGGACAAGTTCGCCGATATGCCTGATGGAGCAAAGAAGGCACAGATGGCCGTGGCCTTGTTTGGCAAGGCAGGCGCCGAGTTGATTCCGCTGCTGAATGAAGGCGCGGCCAGTATGGAGAAATTTACCTTCAAGATTTCCGATGATTTCGCTGCCAGGTCTGATCTGTTCAACGACACGCTGACCGAGTTTGGGATCAAGACTCAAGGCTTCGGGATGGAGTTGACCGACGCACTACTCCCTGCTCTGCAGTCAATCATCGAAGTGTTTGGCGAGCTGTTTGATAGCAAAACTGACTGGACTGATCTGTTCAATGTCATCAAGTTCGGCATCCGCAGCGTGGCGGCTGTGCTGCTTGGCATGGTCAAACTCGTCGATGAAGCTGTTCGGCTGATCGGTTCCTTTGCAAAACGGGCTGCGCTGGCATTTAAGGGCGACTTCGCTGGTGCGCAGGCTGAGGCCGATCGCTTTGGCGCTGACTTCATGAAGCGCTTTCAAGCGAACATGGGTCAATTCCAGCGGTTGTTCACGGATGCCCCATCCCCAGGCACCGGGCGCCGCACTGGGCGGACAGCACTGGACATGAGCGGGGCGGATGCGCGAGCCGCTGC